TATGTCTTGTGTCAAATTCTTCCCGGAATTTGCAGACGGTGTATTCAAAGGAACCATTGCGGGGGAATAATTAGCTCTGACATTATGACACTTTATTCCGGCGGTCAGAGCTTATTAGGTAAGCGAGTATCTTCATTAGTTGGAAATGATTTGAAAGTCCTTGCGGATGGATCCGTAGTAGGAACCATTAAGAAAGTAACGGGATATACACAGTTTTCCAGTAAAAAAGAAGAGCAGAGCGGGTATTATTTCCCGTTTAAGCTTACTAAGACCGGAACGACAATGACACTGAAAAAGAATGGAGTGGCAGGAGAAGGGAAAGAAGATATGGCGTTTGACCCGGAAATTATTCTGCGAGTTTCCAGAGGAGATACCTTTACCGTAGAAGTAGATGATTCGCCTGTTGTCACTTTTAATTTCAAAAACGTCACATGGGCTTAAGGAGGTGGACGCATGTTGGAGGACGTAAAAGAACTTCTTGGAATCGCAGAGGATGATAAAACGATGGATACGAGGCTGAATATTATTATCGCGGCGACTACAAAGCGTTTAAAAGTACTTTTAGGTGGACTGGATGTGCCGGATGATCTGAAATACATTGTTACGGACGTTTCCATCATGCGGTTTAACCGGATTGGATCAGAAGGGCTTTCTTCCCATTCAGTTGAGGGAGAGAGTCTTTCTTTCGCAAGCAACGATTTTGAGCCGTATCTGGACGATATCCAATCCTACCTGAACGCTCAAAAAGAAGCGACAAAGGGAAAGGTGAGATTCTTATGAGGTATGATACACCAGTATATTTCCAAAAGACTATTTCAGGGGAATATGATCCGAATACTGGAAATTATGGAGAAGATTCTGTCGATGAAACCTTGCGTTATGCTTCGGTTATGGATACAAGCATAAAAACTATGCGTCTGATCTACGGAGAAATCAGACAGGGCAGCCTTTGTATCCAGCTTCAGAACCACTATACAGACGTATACGGTCGAATACGGATAGGGGAACGAATCTATACGGTAGACAGTAGCCGAAAGCTCCGAGTAAAGCATACGTTTGTAGTATCGGAGGTGCAGTGATGGGGGTAAAAGTACGATTAACAGGAGTGCATGAATTGCAACATAAACTCAAAAAGAATATGGATATGAAGGCCGTAAAGTATGCTGTGAAGCTGAATGGAAGTGAAATGTCTAAGACTGCGAAAGAGTATGCCCCAGTTGATACAGGAACGCTGAAAAGAAGTATACGACTTGACATTCAGGCAAATGGAGCAACGGCTAAAGTAAGCGCAAACACCGATTATGCTGGATATGTGGAGTATGGAACAAGATTTCAGCCACCTCAGCTTTATATGGCAGGAGCATTTGACAAGCAGAAAGAAAAGTTTAAAAAAGACATCGACAGACTTATGAAATGAGGAAGATAAATGGATCCACAGCAGGAATTATTTAGCATATTGTTGAGAGAATTAAAAAATACGGGATATGACGTATACGATGGATTCCTTCCACCAAAAAATACGCCATATCCCTTTATTTATCTTGCAGATAGTACGCAAATTGATGAAGAAAATAAAAGTGCTGTATTTGGACGAGTTACGCAGACAATTCATGTTTGGCATAATTCACCAAAGCAAAGAGGAACTGTGTCAAAAATGCTTCTTGATGCAAAATCTATTTGCAGGAAATTAGAAAAAACAAATAATTTTTCTTGGTTTGTGCGTGATGTAAACCAAAGAATTTTATCTGATAACACTACAAAACAACCACTTCTCCACGGAATTTTATCCGTGGAATTTTATTTTAATTAAGGAGGAATGGACATGCCAAACACTGACGAATCCATGTTTAATAATACGGCAGTGAACACGATGAGTACAGGATCCGGAATAATGCCTTTAGCATCAGGAGAAACGGCTAAAGAAGCAATTCAAGGGAAAAAAATTGTGTATTTATACAGAATTTTTAAAAATGCTGCGACTACTGATGGCGCCGCTCTTGCATTTACGACTGAAAATGAAAGAACCAAAAGCAAGGATGCTGACACAACAGAGACAAAAGATGGGTCTATCAGAACACCAGGAGCATCCGAGATGGAAATCACTGCCACCTCTATTCTGAGTAAGGGAGATACATTTATTGAGCAGTTGGAAGAGGCAATGGACAATGATGATTTGATTGAAATTTGGGAAGCGAATCTTTCTGAAAAGGCTAGTGCAGGAGAGAACAAATTTAAAGGAAGATACTTTCAGGGATATATTACTGAGATTTCAAAGTCCTCGCCAGCAGATGGATATGTAGAAGTATCGCTTACCTTTGGTATTAACGGGAGCGGTGCAAAAGGAGATGTCACGGTCTCTCAAGAACAGCAGGAAGTAGCGGCGTATGTATTCAAGGATACTACTAAAACAAGTGCTTAATAATGGAGGGAAATAAAATGTACGAATTAAAAATTAATGGAGAAGTATATCCGCTTAACTTTGGAATTGGATTTGTTCGTAATATCAATAAAACTGTAAAAGCAAAAATCAAAGGATGGGATGGCGTGAGCCAGGACGTAGGATTTCGCTATCACCTTGCTAATATGCTTGAGGGAGATTATGACTCGCTTGAAGAAATTATTATGTGCGGAAATGAAGGAAAGACACCGCGTATCAAGCGGGAAGTTTTAGATGCCTATATCGATGATGATAATACGGATAACGATGAGTTGTTTGAAAAGGTTCTGGGTTTCTTGCAGAGTGCGGCTGCTACGAAAAAGATGGCAATCGCACTTGGAGGAGCGAGAGAGAGGCAGATAAAGAAGTAGAAAAAACTTTTGAAGAAATTTATAGAGATATTGCTATAGAGTGCTTTCGCTTTTTTGGGTTTACATCCTTTTTTCAAGTTGATGAACTGACTCCATATCAACTGAAAATACTTGAAGAATCGTTCGAATTACGTAATGTAGATGAAATTATGAAAATACATTTACAGGCATTTCTAAATAACAAGGCAAAGGCAAAAAAGAAATCTGGAAAAAACAAGATGCGTTTTGTCTACAATGACTTCAATAAATTTTTTGACTACGAAAGAGAAATTTGTAAGATTCGGAATAAAAACAAAAATAGTGACCTCTTGAGTAAAATTATCGAATATAAGAAAGGAGAACGCTAATGGCTGAAAGCTATGGAGTAGTCGCGGTGCTTTCAGTCGATGGGAAAAATTTTCAAGTTGGATTGAAGCAAGCCCAAAAAAGCTTGGGTGATTTCTCCGGTAGTTTCAGCAAAGGGTTCTCCAAAATTCCCAAAGTTATGTCGGCTGTTGGAGCTACCGCAGTTGGTGCTTTTGCAGGGGCTGTAAAAATAGGAGCAGACTTTGAGTCACAAATGTCCCGTGTGAAAGCAATTTCTGGAGCAACAGGAGAAGAATTTGAACAATTAAGGCAGCAGGCGATTGATTTAGGAGCTGATACAGCATTTTCAGCTTCTGAAGCTGCTCAGGGTATGGAAAACCTTGCCGCAGCCGGATTTACAACCAATGAAATTATGGGAGCAATGCCAGGGCTTTTAAATCTTGCGGCTGCATCTGGAGAAGATCTTGCAACAAGTTCTGACATTGCCGCATCTGCTCTTCGTGGATTTGGACTCAATGCTGAAGATGCGGGGCATGTAGCTGATGTCCTTGCGGAAAATGCAAACCGTACAAACTCATCTGTAAGAGAGACCGGAGAAGCACTGAAGTATATTGCTCCAATGGCACGAGCGTCGGGAATATCGCTGGAAGAAACTGCGGCAGCTATCGGAATTATGGCAAATGCCGGAATACAGGGATCTCAGGCTGGTACGACATTAAGAGCAGCATTAGCCAGACTATCAAAACCAACAGATGTTATGTCAGAGGCAATGGATCAGTTAGGCGTAAGTTTTTACGATTCGAACGGGAAAATGAAATCCCTTGCTGATCAGGTTGATATGCTAAAAGGTGCCATGAATGGCATGACAGACGAGCAAAAGAACTATTATCTGGCCACGTTATATGGACAAGAAGCCTTAAGTGGAATGATGGTTTTGATTAATGAAGGCGGAGACAGTTTGCGGAGTCTTTCAACAGATTATGAAAACTGTGCTGGTTCAGCAGAAGAAGCGGCAAAGATCATGCTAGATAATTTTTTAGGAGCGATAGAGCAATTAAAAGGTTCTCTGGAAACTTTTGGAATTCAAATATTTTCTAAAGTTTCGCAGCCCTTATCTGGACTTGCCAATGCCGCTACAGAAGCTGTAAACGGTATGACATCGGCTTTTGAATCGGGTGGAGTGCTCGAAGCACTGAATTTCCTACTGACAAGTATTGTGACAGGAATCACAACTTTTGTTCCACAGATCTTGCAAAAAGGATATGAAATGGTGTCCCAGTTTTCGCAAGGATTTGCTCAAGGATTCCCAGAAGCACTAGCAAAATTCTTAGAATTTATACAAGGTATCGGAAACAAACTTACAGAGTTTGCTCCTGTATTTATCCAAAAAGGATTTGAGATCCTTAGCAATCTTGTTTCCGGTATTACACAGGCGTTACCTACGCTAATTGAAAAAGTACCGGTTATTATTTCCACATTTGCTAATGTGATTAATGATAATTTTCCAACTATACTTGCAAAAGGTGTACAGTTGCTTGGGCAGCTTGGTATGGGGATTATACAGGCAATACCTACTCTGGTTTCTAATATACCGCAAATTGTAAGTGCGATTGTGGATGTGGTACAGGCTTTTAACTGGCTTGGTCTGGGGAAAAATATTATAAAATTATTTGCAAATGGAATTAAGGGAATGGTATCAACCGTGGCTAGTGCTGGGAAAAATGTATACAATTCTATCCATAACGCAATCAAAAATTTGCCTACTTTATTAAGGGATATAGGTAGAACTGCGATGACAGGGTTCTCTAATGTCATTAGTACTGCGAGAGTTGCCGTTTCTAATGCTATAAAAACTGTTGCTAATGCGATTGTAAATACAGTAAAATCTATACCTTCTAAAATGCTTTCTATAGGGAAAAACATTGTAAAGGGATTGTGGAACGGTATTTCCGGAATGGTTGGTTGGATTACAGACAAAGTAATGGGCTTTGCTAATTCAGTACTTGGAGGAATAAAAAAAGCTCTTGGCATCCATTCTCCGTCTCGTGTAATGAGAGATGAAGTAGGAAAGTATATGGCACTTGGGCTGGGAGTAGGATTTGAAAAGTATGCACCGATTCAGCAGATTAAAGGTTCTATATCTGATATTATGAATGAAATTGATGATTTTGCAAATTTCAATCCAATCTCATTTTCAGATGACTTTAACAGACTATCACTGTCCGGAATGAATTACACACTTTCCGCGGAATATGCTTATGAAAGCAATGAAACCTATGTAATAGAAGTTCCCGTCAATATTGATGGGAAAGAAGTATCAAGAGTTACTGCTCCGTTTATGAAAAAAGACCTAGATAAGATTGAAAAGCATAATAACCGGAAACACGGAATCAGATAAGGAGGGCATATGTACGATTTTATAGACATCACAGAATCACAAACAGGAAACGACATTCCCTCCGAGGCAATTAACGTGAATGGAGAGTATATTGAAGAACATCTTCCGGGCTACCGTACTTTATATACAGAAGGCAGGGAGATGCTGGAATCCGAAGTGACGGAGATTCAGATTGGAAGCCAAAATGGAACCAGATACCAATATAAGCGAGATACTCCCAGAGAGATCACGGTTCATTATCAGATTCTCAGCAGTTCACCGGAGGATTTCCGTAATAAATTCAATGAGCTGTGCAGGATCCTTGACCAAGAGGAAATGAAGATTATTTTCGCTGATGAGGATGATAAATATTTTATTGGTACAAAGACAAGCTTTGACGCTCCGGAACCGGGGCGTCTTAGCACGACAGGAAGTTATACAATATATTGTGCGGATCCTTATAAATATAGCGTAGCAGAAAAGAAATCGGAAAACAGCGGATCCACGCAAATTACACTGCAAAATAATGGTTCGAAGTCGGTTCCTATCAACATCAAAGCCACCATGAAGTCAGATAACGGCTACATCGCGTTTACCCTGGGAGACCGGTTCTACCAGATCGGGAAACCGGAAGAGGTAGACGGGAAGCATTATGAGGAGTCGGTGAAGCTGTTTGATGACCACTTGTATGAAGATAAAGGGTGGTTAGTAAACCAGGGGATCACCCCACCGGTTACATCTGAGCGGTTGCAGAATGGTGTTGTTAAATATGTAAAAGAGAGTACAAATGAAGGCTATGCGACGACAAAGGACTATGGAAGTGGCAATTCCTGGCATGGGGCATCCCTTACCAAAATAGTTCCGAAAGATGTAAATAACAAATATCCGGTCAACTGGAAAGTTGCGTACCGTTTTGACTTTAATACGGATGGGGCTGTTTTCAAAGGTGTACAAGTTGGACACACTTCGGTGACGATGATCGATGAAAACGACGACATTATCTGTTCTATTATTTTTGAAGATACTTCTCCGGTAAACGAGTATTATTACATGGCGGTATTTATCGGTAATAAAAATGTATGGCATACGGACAGTACATTCCCAATGGCAAAAAAGGGAGTTACAGCAAGAGGAGATTATGGTCCTGCTGTTACAGCGGAAAAAATAGGAAACCAGGTTACGATCCGGTTCAATAATTTCGGTATCTGCAAAACGTTTTATGTAGATAACCCGGAGGCGGAGCTGAGAAAAATTACATGGTATGGGGCAGCTTATAAAGATCACTTTCATACCGAAAACAATGTGTTGCGCGCGCTTCATGTGATAAAGCATAATGTCGAGCGGTATGAGGATATCCCGAACTATTTTTCCAATGGAGATATTGTAGAAATAGACGGGGCATCCGGAAGTGTTTATATTAATGATGCTTATGATACGGATGTGGCGGATATTGGCAGTCAGCCGCTTCTTCTCCCTCCGGGCC